AGTATTTTTCGTCTGCGTTGACCGCTCGCTGATGCCTAAGTGCTTCGCGATTCAGATCCTCTTTCAGCTTGGACACCGCTGATCGAGCCTTCACGCACCATCGAATCGCGTTCTTGGTTTTTTCGTACCCCTCAGGGGTCGTTGCGTCCAGCTCCGCTACCTGTGCGGACAGCTCCGTAAAAGCCTGCTCGCAAAACGCCGACCGAAGCAACTTGCCATCCGGCTCAACTGTTTGTAGTTCTGTGCTCATAACCTCTTTTACCCTCTGCACCATGCTTGGTACTCTTGACCCTTTGACTCAGCGAGCGCCGCGCGACGCTCATCAATTTGGTTTTGGATTTCTTCCTCGACAGCAGCAAACGATGGAAACCCACCGACTCGGCTCGGCGTGAACCAGCTCGGACCGTCGATGAAGAACCAGCCACCGGTCACTGCGAACGCCCACTCACCGCATTGATGAGCCCCAGGCGATACTTGTTTCCACTCGAAATTTGCCATGAAAAAATCCTCCACCAGTACAACGCCACCGAACCAGTTTTGGAAAACCGTTTTTCAGTTTTCCAGTGTTTTCATTGACCGACCGTCAGCATTCTTGGAAACGTTTCCAAGAAACCAATAAACTCATCGTTGTTTTTTTATGTTATCAAGAGCTAGTTGGCACAAGGTAATCAACCTCGCTAGATCGTCCTCATGGTGCAAGACAACCACCACAGGCTCTTGATACCCGATGATCAGGACGGCGGTTCCATCTTCGGTTGGAGTGAATCCGCTCGCCTCGGTAGGGTGCATTTCAGGAAATGTTTTTTTAGCACTTTTGAATGCTTCGGTTTTTTTCATAGGCTGACCTCCAGCATTTTCGAGAAGTTTCCAAGATCAGCAAACCTCAAAGCCTTTTTCAGTAATCGTTATCGTCTGGCCGTGAATGGTTTTAACGATGTCGCCGACCCTAAAATTAACGAACCTTTGCGTGCCGCTTTGAGAAATGACCACGGTCCGGTTTCCGCATGGGGTTTCGCATGAATCGCCGACCCGCAAAACGTAATGCTTCGGCTCGGACTTCGGTTGCTCGATCTTGCGCATAAACGCCTTGGCAAGCATAACATTATTGCCCCAGTACTCGTGACCAACTTCGAGCAAAGACCCTTTTTCGTAGTACAGATCCCCGGACTCAAGCCTATCTCCGTTGGCTAGCCAACGATGACCGCTCAGCAGTTGCTCGATGCGCCGGCGATACCACACGGTCGGATATTGCTTTCCGTTTTCTTTGGTGATCGGAACCCACATCTGCCCATCTCTGTTCCATGTCTCATCCGTCGCAAGCTTTGGCTCATCGGGAAACTTATCCAGCAGCCTCCACCCCGGCCCTGGATCGGGCCTTTCGAGCCACCAGGACTGAGGCTCGTAGACTTGGCAGAACTTCCACTGCGCAATCGGTCCATTTCGCTCAGACGACTTCCATGGAAAAACATGAGTTCTCACCCATCCAGTGAGAATATGCGAGCCACAAGTCCAAGTACCATCGGCCCGATCCCGAAACCGCGCCTCAACATCCTTTCCGTTCATCGCGTCGACTACATGCTTTGAAGTCGCATTTACCCAAAACACCTCGGGTCGTTCTGTTTCTGTCACGCTCATAAACCAATCCTCCAGCTTGCCTTGTTATCACGATCTTGGAAACGTTTCCAAGCTTCACGTATCTAACGCCACGAAAACACTACAAAAAACCAAATCGATCAGAATCGCACAAAGAAAAACAACGTCACCTTTTTATCAGTGATCGACCGACACAGAGGGTCTTTCGCAGTTCGATCCGGCGCGTCAAGTTGCCAAGATAGAACGCTCGTTCCTGGCTGGTTTCCTTGCCGAGGTTGTCGGCAGTCGATCCAGGCAACGCCGTGTGGTAGCCTCGATCGAACCACTTTTCCAGTTCGTCCAGGCCAGCGTTTGTAATCTCGCAGCCTGCGACCTGCTCCAGCTCTGCAAGCTTCTCTCGGACTATCCTTCGATCCATTCCAGAGCCCCGCAGAAATAGAGCACAGCCAAGCCGATTGCAACTGCCCCGACAACCAGCAGACGCTCAAACCAAACGGCTTCGCATTGGCAGTCTCGATACTCGGCTTCGAGCTCCTGTTCGTTTAGGTCGATGTTGCTCATGATTTTATTTACTCCCACTTCATAACGCCTGCAAACTCTACACCTTTTGGCAACTTCCCCTTGAGGCCAAGGAGATAAGTATTTGCCTGCCCTTCCGTTTCAAAATACTCCTGCACATCTAAGACCCCTGGCTTTGCGTCCTTCCACTTGAAAACCACTGCATAGGGCTTTGAAGTTATCGGGGTTCGCTTGCTCATGATTCGCCCTCCGCTAGGATTGCCGGATCTTGTGCTTCGAGCCGCTGCCGTAGGAGCTTGCAATAGATTGCAAGTGCGTTGGCGTTGCTCTCCAGGAATCGCAATGATTCCAAATCGACCGGCCCTAATAGCGGCATGGCTCTGGGCCAATGTGCGTCGATCGCGCAGCCGGTCATTCTGATATCGCTTCGGAGCTCGTCAATCGTCTTTGGTTGCCTTGCCATTACCAGTAATCCCTGTCCGTTAAGTGTAGTTTTGCCATCGTTCGCCTCGCTTTTCTTGTGACCTAGATACAACTACCAATCATCTAACGCCACCGACCACAAGAAAAAAACTAGATTTCCGTCTCGGTCACTTCGTGCATACCGTGCAGGGCATCTACCGACCGGCAAAGCATCGCCAAGCAAGCCTCCAGGGAGTCTATCCCGTCATCGTGATCCCCATAGGGAAACGCTTTGGCCTGAGCGATCAGCAGCTCGTTCGATGCCGTCTTGCGGAACCGGAACCGGCGATCGTTGAACCACTTCCCAAGCCTCTCGATCCTGACGTTCTTATTGACCGTCTGATTGACGAGGCTCGGCGGGTCAGCGTTGTACTCCATTTCCTGGCACAGCTCGTTGTAGGGGTCAGCAAGGAGGTCTTGCCATGCGTTCGCTTCGATCCCAACGAATGCGGTTCGGCGCTCCCGATTCCACTCAACGAACGTCCTGAGCATCTGAGGGACTGGCCTACGCTCGATATCCGAATCCACATAGAACAAACCGTTCTGGTATCCGATCCAGGTTATCGCTTGATAGTCACCCTTCCGAGTGTTCTTGCCCTTCGATGGATCAAGGAACGATGCCGACAGGTAGCAGCTCCGAGGGTCCGGGAACTCATCATCTTGGGCCCAGATATTTTGGAAGTAGGAGTCCGGCCAGTTCGACATGGAACTGCCCTTGGGGTTGCCCTGGTAGATCGAGTCCCACCAGTGGCCTGATTGTCGCTTCCGTCGCTGCATTACCTCTGCCGGCCAGCGTTCCGGCCACAGTGCCTCGCCTTCGGCCCTCCCGAGTGGATCCTTCTTCTCGGTCCCCTCGCGCAGCGCTTGTAGCGTGATCGATCGGACCCGCAAGTCGAGCTCTTCTTTTTGCTTCTCGATGCGGCCGATCAGGTCGTCCTCATGCCACTGGGTACACAGCAGAACGATTTTCCCCCCAGGCTCAAGACGGGTCGAGCTCGTCGAGCGAAACCAATCCCATTGACCGTCTCGGACCCGCTGCGAGTACGCCGACTTCGCGTCCTTCATGTAGTCGTCGATAACCAACAGGTTCGCACCGAACCCTGGAATCGATCCCTCGACGCCAGCAGCAAGACAGCTTCCGTGGGTCTTCTCCAGCCGCCAGTTTTTTACCGCCGAGTTCGTCGGGTCCACACCGGCCAATCCCATCATCGGGGATAGCTCATGAACCTTGTCCCGCACCCACCGCGAATGATTGTTCGCAAGCGTTGCCGTGTTCGTGCAGAGTATGATCCGAGCGTACGGGTTCCGAAGCAAGAACCAAGCCGGAGCCCAGTGCGCTAGGTACTCTGATTTGCCGTGTCGTACCGGACACTTCACTATTAGGATATCTAAATTCGGATCGTTCAATAAATTGCGAAACTCGAAGTCGATCACAGCTAGATGCCGAGCCCGTTTCCATTCGCCCTTCGAGAATCGTTCGGCCATCAGCAGCGGGGAACGCATTGCCCTAGCGTTCTCGAATGCTTCCCGGGCTTGCTCAAGCTCAAGCGTAGTCATCTACAGACCCCGGCAGAATCTTTCTGTCCCGAAAATCTAGGTCGTCTGAGGAACTACCGTCGAGCATCGCCAAGACTTGGTTGACCGTGATCGTCGTATTTCCGGTGATCTGTACCGGGAGGTCTCGCGGCTTGTTGTTCGCCTGATCCATGCCGAGAAGCATCCTAGAGGCCATCAGGCGTTCTTTCGGGCTTGCGTTCGGATTCATCATCATCCGAGCATTCTCAAAGATCATCCGCTCGCGAAGTTCTGCCGGTATCGGCCAGCGCTCGTTAACGGCTCGCAATTCGAGACGCAAATCAGCGAGTTGTTTAAGCTGAGCCCCCCTCCCCGATTCCTCAGCCAGTCGCTTATTTTCTTGCGACAGCTCTGGCCAAAAAAACGAATCGGGTTTCGGCTCGCGTCCTGTCGCTTTCGACACAATGGATTGTGACTCAGGCTTCGAGCCCGTCGTTTTCTTCCCTCGTGCCGGTGACTTTTTTCTTCCGGCGCGCTTCGTCATTATTTTTTCAGGCTTGGAGAAACGATACACGGTACCGCATTCTTCCATTTTATCGCATGATGGATCCGCTGGTTCACCGTACCCATCATTTTAACCCTCGTGCAGCTCGGGGCATACATCACGCTGTAAAAACTCTTTGCGTATGTTCCGTATCGTAGGTATACGTCAGTCATCCCGGAGGCTCCAGACTGAGTTTGCTTCTGCACGAGACTGACGAACGGTATCGTCAAGAATTTATGCCCCCTGGCACCGAGTGCTAGGTACGTGTTTACGTCTTCGTTCATCTGCGAAACAAACCAGAACCTTCTCCCAGTCATGCAGAAGAACGAGTTCATTATTTTTCTGACTGATTTTCCTAAAACGCACTTGTTCGCCTTAGCCTTGCGTCCGCCGAGGAAATCACCCCCCTGTGCCATCGCAATGCAATCACATCCTGAGTCAGCCAAGAAATCGAACAACGAGGCAAAAACTCGGTCTAGATTCTTAATCTTTAGAGAACGGATCCCGTAAAACTGATCCTGATCGGTTCGCCACTGAAAGCATGTGTAATCGTCGTCGAGGACCAAGAAGTACTGAAACCCGAGTTCGGCCGCGAGGTCGTAGCAGGCATTTCTAGCGTGAGTCGTCGTCCGTCGATCGTCAAAGTTGTTCCCTTCGTCTGTCTCGTCTGCGTAAGCTTTCTTGTCGAAAACGAGAACTTTATCTCCGAACTTTTTCTCGTACTCAGCGCGTGTCTTGTCCTCGTTGTCGATAACGATGTAAACCGGCCCGGTGTATCCTGCTCGATTCAACGTCCCGAGCGTTATTATGTTGTCCGACCGGCCGTGAGAGATCACGAACACGACGAATCGCTTACTCGTCGACAGGGTATTCATCGGCATACTCCTCTGCAAGATCGAGACTGAGCTGGCAATAACCCTTTGAAATCGCGTCGTCTAGGTCGATGATAACCAGCGCGGACTTCTCCATGAGTTCCTGGATTGGCTTCGGAGCGTGTGCGTAAAACTCGGCTATGTTCTCAAAGTCGAACACGATATGCCGGCTTGCAGCAGCCAGTAGGAATGCTTTCAGCTCCTGGTCTTGGATTCCGCAAGACTCAATCTCCTTTATCAGCGACTTGCATTTTTCGTGGTCTGCTAGCTCCGAGACCGAGGGCTTTTCACCCCTCGGCTTGTAAACCGGGGCTTCGATCTTGCGAGTGTAAGGAGTATCGTCGTTCGACAGATCGGCAATCGCCTGCAAGGTATCTTTTGCGAATTCATTCAGGAAACTGGAATCAAACGAACAGTCAGTAACCAGGGTATCGAGCTGAGATGCGTCGATCTCGGCAAGTTCACTCGATGCGTCTAAAAGCAACAATGCTTTTTTCTCATCGTCAGGAGACAAGTTGACGTACTCAACATCAACCATCGTTTCCTCTCCGACGCCGAGAGCCTGCATGACTCGTTCGTGGCCGTCGACAATGTGTCCGGTTACCTGATTCACGATGACCGACTTGATGAACCCTAGTTCCTCGATCGAAGCGGCTACGACCTGACGTTGCTTTTCAGGGTGCCGACGATGATTGAACGGGTTTGCAAGCAACTGAGAGGCTGCAACCTTTGCGTGGCCTACGATTTTTGACTGCCAGCGAGACGGTTCGTTTTTCGGTTTCTTTTTTGCCATGGTCACTCATTGGGGTTCGAAGGAACCAACAGAGTAACCCAAGATCGAAACCAACGCAACAAAGCAGAAAAACGCAACGCTACTTTTTTAGAGGCTGACTTGTGCTTTCTGACTTGAAGCGATTGCCTCAAGGATTTCCGATGGGACCACCCATAGGCCCTGAGCCCCTTTGACCTGTATCAGATCGATCGCTTGAACGTCTTCAAGTATCCAGCACCAAGGCCCTTCGGTATGAGCATGATCGAAAGCCTGCTTCCATGTTACCTTCGCACCTGGAATCAACTCGCTGCCATTCGTGACTGGATGGAATGCCATCCTTTGCAATTCCTCTCGGACGACACAAGCGGATAGACGCGCTGTTGCAATTATAGATCCAGTGGGGTAGCCCTTGACCTCTTCTCGATCCAGGTATTGCAGTCCCTTTCCAGCATGGATCGCCAGAGGACCACGGTAGGAAGTGTACCAACTTCGGTTCTCGACCCACTTCTCACCGCTGGCAATCAGCGAGGCGAACGGTTGGCTTATCGTTAATGCTTTCATGATCTCGATTCATTCCTTGTTTAAGAACACCAGTAGCCGCAAGCTATTGCCAAGGCCACATCCCACACGTACCCCTGAGACTCAAAATGCTTTGCGTCTTGGATCACTTCTCGGAAGTACCCGGAACGCTTCGCCCTTGCCAGCAGCTTGGCCGTCTGTTTTTCGATCCAGTCTGTCGGTTGGGTCATGGCTCTACTTTGCTTGCTGATCATTCGAATTCGATCACTCTGCCAACAGCGCGGACCACGTGTGTTTTCTCGGTCTCTCGTTTTGCTTCCTTGGCTACAGCAACTTGCTTCGATCGTTTGCGAAGCTTGCGACACCTCGACGATCGGCCCAACGCAGCGCATGACTTCGAACAATGCCTTCCCCAGCCTCGATCAACGTCAGCCTGCCGGACCTCGATTTCCTTACCGCAGTGCTGGCAGGATTTCTTGACCATCCTCATGATTCATCAGCCTCTCTCTCAAGTCGCCTTTTCCTGCGTCTCATGCGAACGTAGAAGGTATGCCATGCAAGCTTCAAGTGATTCTTGCGGGTTCTTGTGAACCACTTGCCATCGATTACTTTGAGACCCGCAATTGTCTTGATTGCTTGTCGGATTCTCATGATGAAACCGATTCCTTGTAGTGCTTGAGTTGCTGACCGATCCCCATCCCTCGAACCGGAAGAATCACCCTGATACCCAGCAAAACCAAAATGTCTGCGAGCGGCTTCGAGTAGTTCGACCCTGCGTGCAATTCAACCTCGACCTCTTTCAGGTCTCGAATGTCCCAGTCGTGGTAGAGAAGATCCACGAACTGACTAGCCGCGCCAACGTGCCAAGCAGCAACGTCGA